TGACGCGACCGATGCCCAGCGTGCGCAATGGGCGCTCGACCGATTGCCACCGCGCCGCACCGAACTTATCGCCCGCGATCAAACCTTGCGCTCCTCTAACGCCGGAACGCACGCACTGTATAAGGACTGGGGGGTGCGCAAGAAGGAATGGTATTCGACGCCCGACAGCCGCACCCGCGACTCGCACCGCGTCGGCGCAGCGTGGGGACAAGAGCCGCTTGTGGTGGGGATGGACGAGCCGTTTCACATTGGAAATTCGCTCTTGCAATATCCCGGTGACCCTAGCGGAGCGTTGGAAGATGTGATACAATGTAGGTGTACAAGCCTTCCGGTGATTGAGGAAGGTGAAATTGTCGGAGAATAAGCGCATAGGAGGCGCACAATGATTAACGATGCCATAACCGTGACTCCCACCATTTACACCGTGACGATTGTTTGCCCGCTGTGCCATCAGCCGATGAGCTTCAAGGAAAACAGCGACAACGCCTGCCCGAATTGCGGCACGCACTTTATCGTCAAGCCGGTGATTGTATCACAAGCACCGCAGTGGGTGGGCGGGCCATCGGAGGTGAAAGATGTGTAACTTCAAATTGCACGGGGGGCGTGGCGGTTGACAATGAACACAAAACAGACTACAATAGACCTAGACACCACGCACCTAAGACGCCTAGAAGTTGACGGGCGTTTCGTGGGATGGCTGGATATCTGGACCGGCTTAGTCGCGTTGTACCTGCGCGGCAAGTGGGCAGTGTACAACATTGCTGAGGAACGCGAGAAAGCGCAGGGGGCGCAGGGAGAAGAGGTGTGATGGACACGAAAGAAGCCATATTAGGGATATTAGATGATATATTAGAAGAACTAAGAATAGATGACGAGTCCGCGATTTGGGATCGCGGAAGCGACACCAAGAAAGAACTGCAAGACTTGGACGACGAGATACTAGAATATCGCCAAAAGATTGCTGAACTGTTAATGAAATTGTAACAGTTTAATATTTCCAAGCGCAAACGGCGCAATGCCAAAGGCCTTACGGGGCTGGCGACATTGCGCCGTTTTTGATTGCCTATGCCAACACCAAACAAAAATGAAACCCAAGCTGAATTTGTAAGTCGCTGTATTCCCGACGTGATAGAGGACGGGGCAGCGGAAACCACCGACCAAGCCGCCGCCGTGTGTTATTCGATGTGGCGGGAGCGCAGTAAGGGAGAGATGATGGAACACGAACAGAAAACATTAGAATTCAAGATCACCAATATCGACACAGAGGGGCGCACCATCGAAGGTTACGCCGCCGCATTTAACAACGTCGATCAGGGCATGGATGTCATTCATCCTGGCGCATTTGCCAAGACATTGGCGGAACGCGGAAATAAGGTCAAGCTTTTGTGGCAACACGACCGCACCGAACCGATTGGCAAGCCGCTGGAATTACACGAGGACATCAATGGATTGTTTATCAAGGCCGCCATCAGCGATACCGCGCGCGGGCGTGATGCACTGGCCCTGCTGCGCGACGGAGCCATTGACGGACTATCCATCGGCTACGACGCCGTGCCGGGCGGGACAGACTATAGCCGCGATGGCGACAAGACTATCCGCAACCTGCGCGAAGTCAAGTTGTACGAGTTTAGCCTTGTCACTTTCCCAATGAATGAATCCGCCGGGGTGATGGCTCTCAAAACAATTTGGAGCGCCGCGTATATCAACGATTTGCCTGATTCTTCATTTCTCTACATCGAACCCGGCAAAGACAAAGACGAAGACGGCAGGACCACGCCGCGCAGCGCGCGCCATTTCCCATATCGCGACGCCGACGGCGCACTTGACTTACCGCATCTGCGCAACGCCATTGGCCGTATCCCGCAATCTAACGCGCCAGGCCTGGACGATGCCGACAAAGAACGTTTGCAGAACCGCGCACGGCGGATGCTGGAAGACGCACAGAAGTCAGACGAAAAAGCGGGACGGCGGATGCGCGGCGACAAGACTGAACTCGTTCGTAAAATCCGCGACCTGGTTTCAGAACTTGAAGCGTGGGCCGACTATGCCGACGGCGAACCGGAGCCGGAAGAACCGGAAGAAATGAGCAAAGACACCGCACCCGCTGACGCGGGCCGCGTTGAGGAAGACGTATTGACCGAGGCCGGGCCGGATGGCAAGCAAGCCACACCACCCACCTGGGAAGAAGAACGCCTGGCAATATTTTTAGAAATCGAATCTTTAACATAACTTTAGGAGGTACTATGGACTACCAGACTTATGATGAACTCTTCGAGAAGTCCACCGTCCTGTTTGACCAGGCACGCGCCATTATCGCCAACCCAGAGGCCAAGGCCGAAGAAAAAGAGAAAGCGCGCAAGATGGTAGAAGACGGTAAGAGACTTCGTGGAGACTCCAAACTCTTGCAAGAATTGGAGCAATTGAAAGGCACAGCATCCCAGGAAGCACAGAACAAGCAGGCCGCACCCGGCACCGGGCCGCGCCAACTTAAAACTCTGGGCGACTTCCTGACCGCCGTGTATTCGGCGACGTTTGAACAGCGTCGTCATCCAGACCTGAAATTCCTGAGCTATCGCGGCGATAGCGAGAAGGCGTGGACTACCCTGCAACCGGGCGCGCCTGGTGCAACCAAGGATCTGGTGGAAAACACCGGGGCCGCCGGTGGCTTCTTGGTCTTCCCAGAACACCGCAACGAACTAATGATGTTCTCTCCGCTGATGCAACTTGTGCGCCAGCGGGCCATGGTCCTGCGGATGGGTAGTCGCGTGCTACAAATCCCGGTGTTGAACCAGGGCACTACCCCGACCGCCGGGAGTGCGTTCTTCGGCGGAGTTATCCCCTACTGGACGGAAGAAGGCGAATACAAGGACGAAAGCGAGCCGTCCTTTGGACAAATGGAATTGATCGCGCACAAACTCATCACCTACACCGAGGCCAGTGACGAACTACTCGCTGACAGCGCCATCGGTCTGGAAGACCTGTTGCGCGGACTGTTTGGTGGGTCTATTTCTAACGAACTGGAATGGACTTTCATTAACGGCACGGGCGCAGGACAGCCGTTGGGCGTCATTAACGCACCCGTGACACTGGTTCAGCCGCGCGCCGTCGCGGGGGCCATCGGCATCGCGGATATCTTCGGGATGATTGCGCAGTTTGCCGGACAAAGCCCGATCTGGATTGCGCATCAGTCCACACTTCTGCAACTTCTCGCCCTCAGCGGTCCGCCGCTCAATCCTTCCTACGTGTGGATCGGTAACGGGCGTGACAGTTACCCAACAACCTTGATGGGCTATCCGGTCTTCTTTGTCGAGAACGCGCAAACGCTGGGCACGCAGGGCGATCTAATCCTGGCCGACTTCTCCAAGTACGTCATCGGCGAGCGCCAAGACACCACCATCGACTCCTCAAAGCACTATCGCTTCCGCCACGACTTGACAAGTTGGCGCGCGGTGACGCGCGTAGATGGGCGCCCGTGGGCCGTTGCTCCGGTGACTTACCGTGACGGCGTGACATCGGTTTCCCCCTTCGTCATTCTCGGCGACATCCTGCCCGGATCATAGGAGGCATGAAATGACACAAGCATATACCGAACGTTTCACAGAAGTTCACGAACCAGGCGGGACGCTGTTCCCGATTAGCCGCGCCATCGGTACGTATAACACCGCGTGGCTTTCGATGCGCGACCATCAACGCATTGTGTTTTTGATTGCCGTCGGTGTAATCGCGCAAGGTGGTACAGTCGACTTTGCCGTGCAACAGGCAACTAGCGTTCTTGGCGCAGGCGCGACTGGCGTTTTTCATAACGCCGGAACGATTGTTATCACTCAACTGACGCAGGCGGACGGCGACGATCTACTCGCCGTCGAGGTACGTTCAGAACAGATGGATGTAAATACCGGCTATGATTTTCTGCGTGGTGTTCTAACCGTCGCCGGTGCGGCAGTACTCACTACCGTCATCCCCCTGCGCGGGGCCTCTAACTATCCGCCCGTGCCCGTGACCGGTTGGACAGAAGTTGTTGTAACCTAAATGGGCAAACATTGGGTCAAGGCGCTAAAAGTTATCCGCCGGATGGAAGATGATGGCCTGTGGCACGTCTACCATCCGGGGGATGGCCTGGAAGTGCTCAACCAGGAGCTTAACTACCTGGTATCATCGAAACAGGCCGAGCGCTATGATATCGCCGCAATGCAACCGCTTCAAGTTGATAATTGCGCCATCGTCATCACCGGCGGGGACACAGAACAGGCACGCCGCTTTGTCGAACACACCGGAGCAACTATCTATACCGGCGATCCGCACTTTCCAGACACTTGTCTCTTTGTGTTGTGGTGGAATGTCGGCGCGCCTTTACGTCTCGACCTAATGCCCTTGGGTTTTCACAGAATCAAAGCGGGATGGCAGACCGCCATCCCGCTTTGGCGTTACAATGTTCTGGCGCGGGACATCGGTACAGAGGATGCGCGCCGGCGTACCGAGGAGGTGATCCGCGATCTGCGTGTACCCGTCTTCGACACACGCCTCATCTATGTGCGCCGGGACTCCGAAACCGAGAGATTGCTCGACCTGTGGCTCACGGAACGCGAGACTGGCGACGATGACAAATTGTGTTTTATGCGCGCGTTGTATGCGGTCAAGCCGTTGAATTGCGCGCTGCCCATAACGTGGATAAGCAATGGGCAAAGGCGCTAGTTGCGGCGTGTGCTTCGTGGCCTATGGCGCGCCGGCGTGCCGTGAATTGGGCGCTTCTATCGCCGCATTGCGCAAGGTCTGCGACTATCCCATTGCAATCATAAGTGACCAGAAAACGCCATACAGCGACGTGCAACATATTGTCTTTCCATTGCGTGACAAGGGCGCGCGGTGGTCAAAACTAAATCTCGACACGCTTTCACCATTCGATTACACACTCTATCTGGACGTAGACACCCGTGTGATGGGTGGCATTTTCGCGGGCTTCGACATTCTGCAATCTGGATATGATCTAGTAATAGCTCCATCGAACTTTCAATACAGCGCCATTTTTCGCCACATTCAAAACGCAGAACGCCAGTTGACC